GTCCCTCCAAAACGCATCCATCATTATCATGTCACCGCTCAACATCTCCGTCCGTAGGTCTCCACAGATTGGATCGCTTCTGTAGTCTATCCACGAGTGCATTAATGAAAGTCCAGTGATGACTGCACCTTCTTTAAAACATGAACTTATTGTATTGTATGTATCATCGAGATTGTAGGCTGATTGGATAATCTTTGTAGCTTGGCTAGATGTATGTGAGCTGCTCCCATGAACGGGAACCATTTGCGTAGCTTTTCGATATTGGCGTTGCCTGCCACATACCATATTCGCTACTGGCATACTATTGTTGAAAATCCACTTTTGATGCTCGTAGCTTAATCCAGAATATTGATTGAGGTAGCGTTGATCGCCAAGATAGACCTTTCTATCAATACATTGTTCGTAGTGGAAGAGTTGCCAAGCAGATAGATTTTGTTGGTAACGTGAGTCTGCCTCGTTGACAATACCACGATCACCGTCTTTATAATATGTCTGATATACGTTAGGAACCACCTGACTGCGTTCCATTGGGGCGCTGACCATATTTACCTATGTATAAAATATTTTTTATACACTATCAGGTTTTTTAATTACAGTATATCCATACAAATCAAGAAATTCTTTACACAATTCTATTTTATCTTTAATTCAATTTTCATCTTTTTTAAATGCTACATCCTGCGGATCATAAAATGGTGAAATATGAATGCGTCCCGCAGTGACATTTTTCTGAGCGCGAATATCTGTATTACTCCATGTCCAACATTCGCCACTATTATCTAAAAAACAAATCATTTTCTTGCTTCATAAGCTCCTGTTTCTTTATTAAACATTCCGTCCTGCGCATAGGGCCAATATGCTCCTTTATCCATCAATGTCACGTCAACTTCATCATGACACCGCATCACGTCAGGATATGCACTTCTTATGCGACGATACAAATCATTGAATCGACTAGGAGCATAGGTTGATCGCCTATCACAATAGCGTCGCGCCCAGTGAATAAGCTCAAGTAAATCATCCTGGGATATTTGCATTTGCGGCGGCTGTTTCATCATGAATCTTTTCCAATCTTCTCCATAGGTTTCCAAATCGAGCTTTAACAGTGGCTAATTTACCGCCACTCGTCTCAGCCAATTTCGATATCAAATAAACTGTACGAATCATTCGTATAGTTGAAGCTTGGTCTTTACCAACATAGTCCTCAACCCAATCGGAATTCTCTTGTACATCATACAATTCGGTTAAAGGAATAGTACATTCGAGGAAAGAAATCAAAGTATTTACATCAAAGATTTCTAGGAATTCATTAATCTCTTGTTGTAGGTCTTTTTTCGGCATTATAAAATCACTCTCACAGGCTTATTAACAGGTTGGTATCGCTCGTTTACGTGGCTGCAATTGATGAATGTAACTCCATTTATAATATTACAAATTGTTTGTTTGCAAACCCCATACTGTTTTGCTAATTGAGGTGTGGATTTTTCAGGATATTTAGATCGAATCTCTTGCGCTTGAACTTCCGTCAATTTAGATGTTCCAACTAATGAACCTTTTACATGACGTTTTTTTTGGACCATATCAAGAGTATTTTGTGAAGGAGTACCAATGGATAAATGATCTATATTACAACAAGCACGATTATCGCATGAATGCATAACTACTAAACCTTGATAGTCTCCAGGATTTAATATTCCATAAAGAAATCGATGAGAAATATACATTTTCCCCTTAATAGTATAATAACCATAACCATCTTTATCAATTCCTAAAGGCCATATTTTACATCCATTTTCATTAATAAGAATGGATGAAATAATTTCCATGAAATGCTTTTCGCAATTGATATGTTTGCTTCCCTTTTTTCCACTCATAATAAAACTCTTTTAATTTTATGTCCTTGTTCGTGAATGTGTCCGTGAATTACTAATGTAGGATTTATTCTTTGAATTGCTGCCAATAAGGATTTACTACCGCAATGCTCACCTTCTACATTCTCATCTAAAATTCCATAAGCTGGGCTATGAGAAATAAGAATGTCAATGTCATTTGGAATTAAATCATACTTAGATTTTAAGAACTCTTCCGATCCTGTAAATGCCGCACACTTTGGATTTATTCCATCAAACAATAAGCTATAAGGAACGCCCCAGATTTTCAATCCTTCGTATTCTGTTCCTGAGTCGCAGAGGTATTCAAAATCCATCAATTCTTCAGGAGTACAATAAAAATCAGTTAATCTGTTGTCATGATTCCCACCGATAAATATTTTTCTTTTATATTTTTGATCTCTTAACCATGAGAAGAATTTTTGATATTCTAAATGAGTATCTCTAGCCATCAAATCCCCACAAACAATAAGGAGATCTCCTCCTGGTAGCGATGGCTGGAAACCATGCAAGTCACCACAACAATCTATAGTTATCATTTATACCAACCTATACAGGGTTATACTCATCTCTAGATATAAGTCATTCATCTGTCTTGCACCCGCATCGCTTATTCAACAATGAAAACATACCGTCATCCTATGATTTTCCATAGGCTCAAAAGTTGTAGATACCAATGGAAAAACATATTCCAAGAACATACGAAAATAACAATCTTTTAATTCATCTGGCCATTTAATATTTTCTACTTCACTGGCTAAAACATAAGTCCAAGAATGCAAATCAGAATAAGAGTCTTCATAATCTTCTCTTACATCATGCATTGAACAATCTTCTGGTAAACCTCTAAAAGGAAATAAAGGATTGTAATTCCATTTTTCATCATTTCTAACTCCAAAAAGGAAAGCCCAAACTTGATAATAACGCCCATCAGGTAAAATATTTGAAGGACTTATTTTAATTTCTTTCCATTTACCTTCATAATTTTTTTCTTCGAAGTAAATACAAATATCACATCCCATAACTAAACCTCACACTTGCATCCGCAACGCTTGCATCTGATTTCATAAACAGTAAAACTATTTTCCATTAAAGTTTTCATGGTTTCATTAGAAAAAGATGAATCAGTAAATCTATATACAATTGCAGGATCTTTAATCATATATTTCTCAAACGTATGGCCGAACAACTTTCCGAAAAGGCCTTTGCAGTCAATCATTTTTCCTTTGGGGGTTCTGGTAATTCCATCCAAAATCTCATATATGCATCAATTTGTAACCAATAAGGTTCTATATAATGAGTTTTCTCTTTATCATTATAAACTGCTAATCCCGTGCTGAGATAATCATCTTCATCACCTCCATCATTAAAAACACAAATATAACTTTCGTCTTTTGGAGGTGAATCAATCCACGGTCTTTTCCATCCTTTGCAGTCACTTTTCATAAAACCCCTCATGAAGCATGATATTATCATAAACAATATCCGAAATATCTCCATCAAACGACCCCGAAACACCGTCCAACATACACAATATGCTAAATGCCAATCCGTCTAACTTTTGTCTTTCATTTCTATCCTGCTGAAGCCAATAGTTAATATATATTTTTATTGCTCCGATAAATTCTTCGCTTTTGCAGTCAGTCATTTTCTTTAAATCCAAATTTCTTAATTCCAAGCCAAATTCTATAACTTCTTGTCCGACAATTACACCAATATTTACCTTCCCAATGACCTTCTTCTTTACGATTAGGTTTTTTCTTGAAATGGTCTTTTTTAGTTAATTGTTTCATCATCAACCCATTCGCTGCCGAGCTTTTTCATTAATTTTCGAGCATAAAGATATTGTTCTTTTTTCAATTCAAAAGAATTATCTCCATAGCATGAAATAATGCGCGTAAATTGATGGAATAAAAACTCCCACTCTTCTTTAGTCAGGTCTATTTTCATTGGCTCGCCAAATCCCTGTAAAATTGTGCCATCTCCGAATTTGCTTGGGAGCTTTCAAGCAACTCTTTTATGTCGTACCACTCATCAATACAGGCGCATCCATAATCCATCATTACGCCCATTAATATGGCTATTCCTTTGGAAAGAGGAGTATTAGGAGCGGCTATTAATAGAAATGCAGCCCAAGCTGCTTTAGTTCTTTCCCGATCTCTTAAATTAGGAAGTAGCCAACACTTGTCCTTACATGCAATGAATTCTTCATATGCTTTCTTTGCGTGCCAGTCTGCATTTGCAAGGTAGGTTGCTCTATCCTTTTGCTTAACTCCGCGGGCGGGGTAGTAATTATCCCAAAATTGCTCAATTTGAACTTGGGCTCGCGGTGAATATTCATAAGCATTAGCTTGAGATGAGAAATACCATTCCCCCCAAATAACACCTATTAACAGAAGGATATAACGCCAAATGTAACGCTTTTGAAATCCTTTTGAATAAATGGAAGTCCCCATAATGATTGCATAAAGGAGCGTGCCGTGTATAATTTCTCTCATTCAATATCCTTTCGCTTCCAATTAAAAAAACCATATATATTTAACATCACAGAGAATGAACAGAATATGGCTTGCGAGTACAATCCAAGCTGAACATCTCGAATAGCCCAGTAGATCACACATATTGTCCAAACAATAAAGCAACTGCGCCTCGCCTTGACATTTAGCCATCGCCCCCACTTTCCCAATAAAGAGAAAGTAGTGTCGAAAAACTCCATTATCCAGTTGATTTCATGCATGGGTTTTCTTTGATAATTCCGCTTTAGAACCCCATTTTAAGTCTAAAACTAAAGCTCCTCGCGGAAAAGTCATACAAAGCTCCTCATCCAAAGTTTGAGGCCTGAAATCCAATCTGAAAAATTCACAAGTTACATTGTGAATCTTATTAGTTTCTTTCATGCAACACATCAATCTTTCGATAGCAATAATTAATACATGATTATCACCATGTATTTGTTCAGTAACACCAAGTAATTTACCGAATGAAAAATTAGGTTCAGTCATTTGGCAACTCAGGCAATGGTGGCATCGGCATCCAATGAGTCACGTCATCTATCCTATGTTCAGTGATGCTATACCAATGCTCGACCTCATCATCACTTTTAAGATCGGCATAGGCTGAAAACCTATAGCCCTTATAAATACCTTTACCATCAGTAAAAAGAATTTCTTCTAAGTCTTCAGGTAATTTATCTTTCTCTTCAACGCTAATCCACTTCATTTATTTGCTTTTGGTAATCGTAAATTACTGATTTTAACACAATCTTTAATTGAGATTGCTCACAATCATATAAATCTGCTATCTTAGATAGAAATTCTTCATTCTCCAAACCATTTTCCAATATCATCACTAATATTCTAACCTGATCCAAGCGGTTAAGTCCGTCCATATGTCACGTCTGATAATATATCTTATGTTTGTTTATTTAATTAATTGTGCCCTTATATTAATTTGAGATAGGGTATTTTAATTTTATCAACAGATAAATCCAAAGATTATATAGTTTCATTTCAACCCCATCAAGATTTTGAACGCTTCTTTCGCTTGCTGAGGACATGCGCTGTTGCCCAGGGCTCTAATTTTGTCCACATGGAAGGGTAACCCATGAGAACACTTATCCATTTCGGACACAGTTTTTTGCCAATGCTCTCTGGATTCAAACGGATGGCAATTTCTGGAAGTGATGGGCTTTTCCTTTTCATTTCCGAAGGAGATTTGCCGTTGTCCTTCCAATCCCTCGCTGCTGGTGTCGGCCACATCTGTGGATAAGCAACTTGTTCGTTGAGTCGACCTGCTGTCTTTCTTTTGCTCGTCGATCCCCGACACATGCTTTTCTTTAACGCTTCCCCTGTTCTCACTGGTAGATGCTCCATTGTGCTTGGCGTGAGCCAATAAGAACCATCTCTCGCGACGATGTAATGCTCCAACGGATGCAGCGGATATAACACACCATCTACAATCATACCCCATTTCGGTAATTTCTCTAACGACTTGAAGTCCCCCTCGACTTGTGATTGCTGGGACATTTTCAAGAAATATGAACTTGGGCTTGATTTCTTTGGCCAAGCGCATGATCTCGAAAAATAAGCCGCTTCGCTCATCTGCCAAGCCTTTTCCAAGCCCTGCAACGCTAATTCCCTGGCATGGAAATCCTCCGTAGATAACATCAATTTCTGACTCGAATTCTGATCCATCCAAGGTGGTAATGTCATCCCATATAGGCGACGTCCGTATATCTCCTGTGGCCATTCGTGAAAGCAACACACCCTGACAATAAGGGTCGATTTCACAATAGGCGATTGGTCGCACCCACTCATCAAGCGCAAGGGATAATCCTCCAATGCCGCTAAATAAATCCAAGCCATTTATCACCTCTTCATACCCGCAGTCAAATGCTTCACTATTGCCAATGCCAAATCTGGCCCAATCTTCCACTTGCGCTGAAGATATGGGACAGATAGTCTGCGGTGTAGCGCGTAGTCTTGCTTAATTTGATTTAATAAATTATTATCTATCTTCATTAATCTTCTTTTTTATTTGCATGGTACAATGGGATTACATCGAGCATTAGAGCCAACGCATGTAACATAGGATTTAATGAAGAAGTCAACAATGAACGAGGTAATGGTAAATCAGCATGTCTTGACTTCCATTTAGCAATAGAATCTTCGCGTGTCATTTGATGGAATTTCTTACCAAAGCACCATTTCATTATAGCTTCGTACTCGTTAGTTAATTCCTGACATATTTTATCATCATGGCTTTGCTCTTCATCATCGTCATCATCATCGTCATTAGATTCTGATTTAGCTGATTCAATATGTTCTTTCAGGTCGTTCTTGATATCCATCATCTTACTTAGAAGACCAATTAATTTTTCGAAGTCTACTTTTTCCATTGTTGTTTCCTATTTGAGGTGTTGCTATTGAACGCGGCAGGAGTTGAACCTGCTCACCGCCCTACATATAAAAGGAGTCTTAATTCTTAAATTAAGCAGGGATCAAGTGCTTTTACCGTAAGCGCGTTCTTATTCTAATTTACGATCATTTACGATCTTTTCTATCTGTTTTTCGCCCTCTTTACCCCAGCCGAGAAGCTTATAACAAATCCAAATAGTTAATGCGCCCATTAAGAAACCGACTAAGCCTAGCATATAGTCTCCTTATGTTACGAATGATACACAAGTTTAAAGAAATTTAAAATAAAAAGGAATTTCTTTACAGAATTTAGCGCATGAAATGAGTTTGATTAGGCATTGGCCTGGGTATCGAAGGTGGTTTATACACACCAGCTTGCATCTTGATTTTATTGAGACTGTCGATAGTCATTGATCCAGGACCGCGACCATATTGAATGCGCGCATTTGCCATGTAGCGTGTGGCATCAGCCGCGTGTGAAGTCCAGTCATGCAGTGGTGTTTCTGAGTAACTATTTGTCTTCTCGTTAAACTTCTTGTGGTAGTTTTCGAGGCATTTGAGAAGGTGTTTGCACCTCTCTTGATCGAAATAAGCTACAGAAAGCATGGACCGCACTGCCTCAATGCCAATACTTATATCAATTTCTCTTTCAAGTACAACTGTTTTAAGCCCCTGTTCGTACGCAACATCTTGCAATGTGCGCCCTGTCTGAATACTACCAGAACCAGCATCATGAGGCATATAATGAGTGCCGTAGACGTATGGTTTATTCTGAAGAATCTTAGCATAATGGGCTATTCCTTCCCCTTGGTTTTCATAAAAGTCGATGATGCGTAACTCCCCTCCCACTTCTTGCCAGAACACGATGCTGGTGCTATCACCATAGCCAATATCAAAAGCAGTGTGCACTGGAGTACGAGTATCGTAAGGCACATTGCAAACTCTACCTTCTTCCCTTGCTTTCTCAATAAGTCTTCCATAGTATGACCCCTCTACTCCGCGACTGAAGCTGCAATAGAATTCTTGTTGGATATGTTCTTCTGATACGCCTTCGTTGCGCATCTTTTGAATTTCATTTTCATCCAATACACCTGTTTCACTAATGGGAAGTATTTCGCAAAACCAATCAGGAACGGTCTTGGCCATGTTCATTAGATCGTAAAAATGATTTTTACCTCTGGGAGTGCTAATGAATATTGCATAGCCTTTATTAACATCCAAAATAGGACGAAGGTAGTCCCATGCAGCAGGGCTTTGAATAGCATACTCCGAGAATATAATAATCTTTGGATTACTGCCCACCAAACTATCGATATTATCACTCCCAATAAGCTGATATAAACTTCCATTCGTTAACCTTATTTGCATTTGCTGGCCGTTCTTGCTCTCGACCAATTCTTTAGGAATGTAATCAAGTATACGTTTCCCATCATTTGTGGACGAGTCCCAAATAACTTTCTTAGCTTGCGAATATGTAGGTAAAATATGGAATGCCGTCCACCCTGGATTAAGCATCAATTGTAGAATAGCCCAATTGAACATGGTCAGGTCTTTGCCACCTCGACGATGGACTACCCAAACTGCACGTTTAACGCCGCTATTTAGTGCCTGTATTATCTTGCACTGATACGGTCGCGGTTGATAGGTCAATGCCAGCTGAGAGGTCACGAGATACCGTTATGTTGTAGGTTGATTGTTTGTTGCCTTCGCCTTCTTCCTTGCGCAAGCCAGATTCGAATCTCTTTTCTTTGATATATTGCTCTTCATGAATCGGGTCGTAAATGCGCTCATTCTTGGAGTACCAAGTCTCAGGCAATACTTGTTGCATGATGATATTTAGGCGATTGATATCAAGATATTGCTTAGCAAGGACGTAGGCTTCCGCGAAATCCTCATCTTTCTTTGCCCATTCCGAAAAACGTTGCAAATTTAAATGACGAGGTGCTGCAAACATGGTGAATTTAATAGAATTAGGATTCTGCGACCATTCGACTAATTCTTTGGCAATTGCCTTTAGATCATATTGTGAAGGTCTTCCAAGAAAAGGTTTGGGTTTATCCATTTAATTCCTATGTGGTTCTAAATGGATAATTACTAATTGCGTATATAATTTCAAGAAATTATTACTATCAAGTTTATTGTTTTGTTGGATGTGAGAATGAATAATGGTATAATGCTTACAAAAATGAGCAGAATTATGCCAAAAGTAATACAGCTAGACTTCTTCGAAGAAACTGACGTATCGATTTTGAAATCAGAGATTTTACAATTGAAGAAGGCTTTAGATCGCCAAAGAAAAAGCCAATTTGCCAAGATTGGCGAAAACACTAAAGAAATCATGGAATTGAAGGAAGATATGGAGATGCTGAAAAGAAACATCTGCCACGCATCAAAATGGTAGCGCAGCATTCTTCAAATGAAATGCCTTTTTGAGCCATAACTATGCTGAAAATATCATCATCTTCAAACAGAGCTTTGAGGATTTTGGCTTTCTTGAGTTGGCACGTCTGAAGGAATTTGGGGCTGACTAGGGTCATATTTGTCCTTGAGGGTTTTAATTTCTGTTACAATTGCATGTAAAGCATGACATAAAGAAAATGCATCTTTGTCGCGCGGGGTGGTTGGATTTTCTACATTCCATTGATCAATTAGCACATCCCATTGGCTAATGTGCCTTCTAAATTCTTCAACTAAATTATCTATTGAATATTTCATGTTTATTCCTCAATGAGCTTAATCATGACGATTTGTTTTTCAATAACATCATTGAATTCATTTTGCACGCTGGCAAGAAAATCACTAATGATCTTATCGGTCAAATTAGCTTTCATTTCTTTAAGAATTTTCGGACTGACGCGAGTCAGCGACTTCATTTGATTCTTTAATTTAACTGTAATTTCGCATGCCATATATGATCCTTTATTCAAGTTTAAATCCATAAAAATTATTTTCGCGTAATTTATTTTGTATTCTTGTTTTTCCATTATTATACTTCATAATGAAACGAAATGTTTCAATTGGATTGTAAAGATATGGATATTTTTGGTCATTATAAGCAGATTTAAAAAATTTCTGATCGGGGTCCTGACAATTTGTACGCATATTACTTAAAAATTCTGCACTTGCAAAAGGATATTTTGATATAAATTCATACATTGTCAACCATTCTTCATTTTTTTTATTTTCTTCAATTTTTATTTCACTTAAATCATTTTTTTTGAAAGATTCAATTTCAGTAATTATTTTATCAAACATTTCTGTTAGCGATTCTTGTGTCCAAATTTTACTATATGTTTTAAAATAATTAATAATATCTGACATAATTGATCCTTACGTTTAATTTCAATAATGAATAATAATTTTTAATATAAAATATTATTTACCAAATTTCAATTTTTACTTTATAATCACTACTAAAAGTTTGGTCGTATTCCCACTTAATGCGCTTGTCGCCATCTGCCCTGCCAGGAACAAAATCCTGGGTTATGACTTCGGCAATTGCGTCCTTTATCCACTTAAGCGCAATACGCAAATTGTCATCAGCATCCAATTCGCGCGGAGCCAGTCGAGTCATGCGAACAGTGCATGGCATCGAAAGATTGGCGCGGTGAGGGCTAAGGTAGTAAAACACAGCGCGTTTTTGACTTTTGTGCCGATCGTGCTTTTCCGTCCAATGCTCGCCTTTTGGCTTGCCATTTTTGTAAAACCGCTTGCGGCTTTGGATGCCATTAGCTTCGGATAAAGTCAGGACATCCAAAACAAGCTCTATTTTCGATCTTTTTGGTGTGGGGGGTATGGATACAGCTCCCCCACCTTCGATCGACGATTGAAGGGCTTCTGAATCAAAATGGGAGGCCTTGCGTGTCTGCCACCTCGTCCATTGAACGCGGGGCAGGAGTTTTAAAGGCCGACGGGGCTTTGGGATCTCCGCGATGCTTGGCAATCTCGGCAACAAATGCCTCGATCATCTCTTGCTCGCCTGAGCTGTCGGAGCGATGGCCTTTGACATACTTTTTTGCACCGTCGATTGTGACGCCATGATTGGCCATTGCGTGGAATTGGCCACCAGTCTTGAGATCCTTGGTGCCGAAAGTTAGCAGTTGTGGTGAAGGAGTGCCATCTTTCTTGAATAGATTCTGGCGTATTGTGATGAGGGCTTTTGTGTAAGCGTCCTCTGGTGTTTCTTGGTATCGTATAAAATCGTAATCGTTCATGTAAATCCTAGGTATATAGTAAAAAGTTTGCTAACACCTAGGACATATATTTTAAAACTTTAATTTGTGTCAAACATTTGCTTGTCTAAAATCTTGATTTGTATCAAGTTCAATGATCGTATTTTCAGAAGAAAATAATCTGCTGGTAAGCCTAGAGTGATATGTTTTGCAAAAATCTGCCTTGGATAAATTGCTTGTGATAACTGTAGGCTTCAAAGAATTATATCGCAAATCCACTGCTTCAAAAAACACATCTTTACGCCAGTCTGTGAATCCGCTGCTGCCAATATCATCAAGCATGATCAATTCATCATCGACAAAGTATTTAAGAGCATCAAGATAATCGCCTTTAGTCTCTTCAATACTT